CATCAAACTAACCGCAACGTCGCGGACATGGTGTTATGTGAGCAACACATCATGTGAAAGGTATCTCTTCCTCAAATCGCTGAGAGGAGGGGGCAGTAGACCAACGCGATTGTGGTACTGCCGCCAGACACTCTGATTCCGTTTCAGAGCCCCGACCATGTCGAAGATTGTATCAGTGTCCGCATACTGACTCAAGCAATCTGCCACGATTTCGGGCATCATGAACACCGTCCACATGTACAGAGGACGAAGATCATATGTGTCTAGAGACTCGAAAGAGTATCTGGTGTTCGGTGACACCAGACTATCCATGTAAGTAGACGTAATTTCATGGAGCCGCAGGGCTGTGGCCTCTTTCAACGGAGTCGGGGGAGGGATCCGCGGATGCGTGCGATACACCATCGCTGCAACCGTGCGCAGATCCTCCCGGGATGGGACATGTTGGCTGCCTGGAACCGGAGTCAGACCAACACCGCCAAAGTGGGCGGGGATGAACCAGGGCATGTTGTGCGCTGTATAAATCGAAAGGAGATCGTAGTTCTTTCTGATAAATCGCGTCGTTAACAGCCCCTTATCCATCCAGTCGGGTGCCATCCTCAGGAGCTCAGAGTGGCACGAGGGCAGTCCAGCAGCATGTTTGAGCTGCGTGGCGCTGAAGGATCGATTCACTGGCTTGCCAGCAAAGTCGAGACCCTCAACGTTCATCTGCACCGTGTCGCCAATCTGGCCTCGCCTGACACCACCTTCGGAGCGCTTCACTCCATTCATCAGCCCCAGGTTGACGTACCCCACCAGCTCGAAGTGAGCCGGCTGAGGAGCAGCGTCAGCCCCGTCAATGCGCCAGAACGACGCTGAATTGATTTGGGCCAACCATTTGGAGTAGTAGCATTTGCCGATGGACTCTTCAAGTCCAGCCATGCCACTAAGAAGCCTCCACGCGCAACGGCCGCGCTCACTGATCGGGAACAAACAATCGTCTCCATTGATCAACAACGGCAGAATCTTCATCCAAGCGTGCGGCAAGCCGGAACCACGTGGGGATTTCTGTCGGACTGCAAGCGGCAGTCTCCTGTGCCCAAGTGAATGGGAGATCGCTTTGCGGCACACAGCCGCATTCACGATGCACAGGACGGGAAACGAGAGGA